AGATCAACTAAATTAAGACCAGTCTTTCTGAGGTTGTTATCAATAGAAGCTGAGAAGATAGCTCTTCTTACATAGTTATCCATTATCACAGCAGGTGTATTTAAGATACGGATAGGGGCTATGAGGTCTGAGTTCTTCATGTCCTCTGCTGTAGCCAACATCTTGCTCATCAGCATTGGATTGTTCTTGAGAGCTTCTTCTGTTATCTCTCTTGATAGATCGCCCTGTCCTAGATAAAAGTAACCACTTACAGTGTCATCAATAACACCATTAAATCCTTTACCAATATCTCCAGCCACAGGAGATCCCCGCATCTTTCCAGCTATCTTTCTTCCTGTGTTAAAGATGAGAGACTCAAGACCTTCCTCTGCTGCACCATAAGTTAAGTTTGTACCAACACCAAAGGCATTACGCATAACTGTACTCATGTTGGTTGTCATGGCTGTAATCATGTTTCTATCAGCCTTGTCAATCCATCCTTTGAAGGTCATCATTGGACCAGCCACTGGATCTTTCTTACCAAACAAAGCATCAACTGCTTTAGATGCTTCTGGATCTACCTCTTTCATCTTGTTAAGCATTCTGCTAATAACAGACTTGCTTTGCAATGTACGAGCAGCATCACTAGTAGATACTCCATACATAGAAGAGAATTTCTTCAAGGCATCTTCATCTAAACCAGCAGCCGAAAGCCTTGTCATAAAATTAGGCAAGTCAGTACCAGCATCTGCCATAGATTGTTTAATGACATTGTCAGGCAGCTTATCAAAACTATCTAATGTTCTTTGAACAGCTTCAAATGTTTTCTCTCCTGCTTTAGGAGCATACTCTGGTATCTGTTTCCAAATGGAAGCAGCAATAAGATCGGCTTGCTTATCAATGGAATTCTTAACCTGCATCTGTGCAATGCTGGTAGGTGATCCTTGCATGTCTAACAAATCACCACCATCATAGATGTTTGTTGTAGTGACAGACACATTGTCAGCAGCTTCATCACCAGTTAATGTGGCTGGTTTCTTAGATGTTGCTAGTTGTTGCTTTCTGGCATCAGTTAAATCTTTAAGTGTTAAGTTGTCACCCTTAAGAAACTTTGTACCTTTTGTAGCAGCAAGTAAAAGAGGAGCAGTTTCTAACAAACCAAAAGGAGCTTGAATAACTCCCATTGTTAAGGCTTCTGAAACACTAATACCTTTATCTACCTTAGCTTTTTCTGCTTCTAGTTTAGGAAGCAGTTTGTTTTGATCTTCTTCAGGCAAAGATGGAAGAATCTTTTCCATCTCTCTAACAGTGGCATCAGCTACAGCCAGTTCTCTTTTCTGTTTAAAGACATTGGTGGTAGTTCCACTAGCACCTTCAAATAATAATGGTGATGCTGCAGCAGTAGCACCAATCTTAGTTGTTAATGCCTTCTTAATACCATACTTAGCAGCTTCTTTACCTACAATATTTACAGCCACCTTACCTACACCTAAGCTGGCATATGTAAGGGGATTGGATAGCATTAATCCAGCATAGTCTTTCAATGCTGATAAAGGAGCTTGGCCTCTTGGATCTAAGAAGGAAGCTGTGTTCTGAAGAATGTCATAAGCTTCACCTGCTTTAACAACATCTTCAGGTTTTGAATTGTTAATCCATTCTTGTTCTGCTGTAACACGAATAGGATTGGGATCTTCAGTGACGCTTCTTATGTGACTAACAACCCTATCAATATATTGCTGTGGAGTTTCTTTATCTTTAGGAAGACCATTCTTACCAAGACGAGCACCACCATAAGCTGTTAATTTATTTAACAACTCTGGGTTTGTATACAGATCTTTGTATGCATATTGAGCAGCTTCATCTGCTTTAACTTTAACTGCTCTTTCCTGTAATGCTACAGCTCTTTGCTTAGGAGCAATGAAAGCTGGCTTAGATACGTCTGCTGTCTCAGCAGCAGCTATCCTCTCCCTTTGCTGTGGCGTAAGAGGAAGAGCTTCTGGTGTAGTGGTTTGTGTTTGTTGTGTAGGTGCAGATGGGCGTGGTGGAAGCTTTTGTAAAGCTGCAAACATATCCTCTTGAGACATTCCATCTGGAAACTCTACAGGGCCATATCCTTTTACATCAATAATCTGTGCCATTAGTTATTTCCATGTTTTTGTAGCTGGATCGTAACTAGGCATCCTTGCTTGTGGTGCTAATGCTGGAGCTTCTCTAGGGGCAGGAGCTGCTGGTGCAGGGGCTGGTCTAGGACCACCTAAACGAGGGCTACTTGCAGCGGGTGCGGGTGTTTCACCTCCACCACCATAGTTAACTTTAGGATTAACAGCATTGCCATCTTTATCAAACTGAACACCAGCAGTCATTAATGCATTTTTATGCATCTCAGATTTAGGTTTACCGTTGATAGTCATCTCTTTAATCAACACTTCTCTACCAGCAGACTGGCCTTTAGCTGCCTTGTCTGAGGAGGCTAAGTCTTTAATTTCAATGTTAGTTGTACCATCAAAATTAGTTGTTGTAATAAAGCTACCGGGTGGTAGGTAGTTCTTAAGCGTAGACTCCATTGTTTTAGAAGCAGCAACAATAAGGTTGGCCTGAGAAATCTTATCAGCATCTGTCTTAACATTCGTAGTAGCAGGATTAGCCACAAGCTTCTGCCATCTTTTAAGTTCAGCTTCCATTTCAGCAGCTTCCTTAGGCTTACCTTCTTTTTGTAGCTTGATAACTTTGTTAGCATACTCAGCTTCAATTATATTCTGTGTCTTATCTTTCTTTTCGCCAAAATCTTTAATGAATACAATGTGACCTAAGTTAGCAGCAGCTTTAGCTTGTTCATCTTCTGTACCAGATTGTCTAGCAGTGAGCATAGCAACTTGTGCATCAGACTCAATCTTCTTGAAGTCTGGTTTATCTTTGAGCTTAGCATAGTCAACTTCAAGAAGTGCTGGGAATGACTTAGAGCCTTTAGCTGCACCAACATTGTACAATTCTTCAGCACTAACACCATACTTAGCAGCAGCGTTTCTAATCTTAGTTACATTATTACCATACACCAGCTTATTCAAGAAGCCATCTTGTTTGCTAGAAGCAGCTTGTTCAAACTCAGTAGCATCCATCTTAGCCACTTTGCCATATTGATTAACATAGTCATTGAAGGTCATCCCCTCAGGTATGTTACCTGCTGCTTTAATGAATGACTTAGACAGTCCTTCAAGCTTCTCAGGATTCTTTCTAAATTCTTCAGCAATAGATTTAGCTGTTGGTAAATCAGAAGCAAGAGCAATAAGCTCCTTCTCATCTAAAGCACCATCAGCAAATTTAAAGGAACGAAGAGAACCTACTGTTTCTCTAATCTCTTCCTTCTTCTTATCTGTTTCTTTTCTGTACTCAGCATAGTTGTGGTACATGTTTTTAATACTGTCTTTAATCTGAAGAGCATTCTCTTTCTCTCTCTCTTCAATTAATTCTGTAGCACCTTTAGCAGCACCACCAAGAAATGAACTAAGTCTAAATGCCATTATGCTACTCCTTTAGCCATTAAACCTTTACGCTCTACAATAGCTTCAGGATTCTTCTCTACTTTTTTCTTTGCTTCATCAATCAATTGCTTAATGATTGCAGGGTTTACAGTGTTTTTCTTACCTGCATCTTCAGCAGTTACTGTGTACATAACATCATTCAAATCTGCTATTGTTTTAATAATCTCTACAATGATTGGTGTCACTAAGAAACCTGTATCAACAGTGTGGTAGCCCTTCATGATAGATGCCTTTACCATTGTATTAACAATAGTAAGAATGGGTATACCCTTTTCAAGCAAAGACATCAACTCAAAGATAGCTTCTGGATTATCCAGCTTATCAGAATAGAAAGAAGCTACATCATCTATAGTGACATACTGAGGTGGCTGTTCCCAAGGACCACTGCCCGGCTCAATCGTTAATGATTGACCGGGGATAGGTGCAGTAAACAAGATATCATCTGTCATTCATCAACTCCTCTTTTTGTTTTCTAATTGCTGCCATGTAGTTGGCTACTTTAGCAAATACATCTTTAGAAGAAGATGTTGATACCTCTGATTCTGTAGATGTTTTAGATAACAAACCTTTACCAGTATCTTTCTTTGGTTTAGATAGTTTAGCACTTGCCATACCATCCACTTTACTATAATAGTTTTTAAAGTTTTTCATAGATTATCCAATTAGAACACGGGCAACAAACGCACCAATGGCTGCTGAGCTATCACCATCTGCTTTAATATTTGCACCTTGAATTGCAGCAGCAGCAGAAATCTCTGAAGCAGCAAGAGTGGTTGCCCTGTTAGCATCATTCTCAGCAGACTGCCAAGCATGTGTTACAGCATCACGATACATCTGTATCTCATTATTATATTCTGTCAAGGACATCTGCTGTGAGAGCTGAGCATTCTGTAGATTTATTAAATTAGTAGCTGCTGTGTTAGCTGTAGAAATTTCTCTCTGCCATTGAGCATTAGACTGATCAATCACCAATCGTTGCTGTGCATTGAATTGTTCTCTTTGATTAGTAACTTCAGCATTAAACTTCTTAACAGAGTTTGCTTGGTCAACTTTAAATTGTTCCATACCATTACTCTGTGCAGAATTAAACTGACTCACTTGTGAAGACAAGGTAGCAAAGAATTGATTTGTTTGATTTGTGCTGGTAGCATTAAATTGTTTAGCAGCATTATCAGCAGCAGCATCAGACAAAATAGCCTGTGCTGTAAGCTGTGTCTTAAGAACAGTTGTTTGCTGCTCATAAGACATGTTAGTTAAGTCAATCTGCAAAGCAGCCTGAGCATTAACAACAGCGGCTTGCTGTCTGTTATTTAAACTAGCTGTCTCAAGGGTAGCTGTCTGTGCAAGCTCAGCCATGAAAGCAGCTTGTCTGCTACTGAGATTGGCTAAGTCTACAGACTGAGCAAGCCTTGCATTCTCAAGAGCCACCTGTTGTTTAGCATTGAAGTTTAAGTTGGCAATTTCAGAAACACGGGCAGCATTAATAACACGGGTCTGAAAGTTCTGATCAAACTCTTGACCTAAGAATGTAGCTCTTTGTTGTGCTGTAAGAACAGCTATCTGTTGTTTGTTAGACAGGTTCTGTGAAGCAAATTGCTGATATATAGCAGCATCAGCAGAAGCAATTGGTAAAGCTTTCTCCATAGCAGCCTGTACCAAAGCAGCACCCGCCAAGCTAGAAGCACCTAAGCCCCTAGCAGCCATCTCTGCTGTCACAGCTCTTAATGCACCAGCCGCCCAAGGAGGAGGATTGGTAGCATCAAAGTTGCTAGTTAGTTTAGCAAGCTGTCCCTGTACAGTCATGTCTTCAGTGACAGTGCCTTGTGCTGCTTCAGCCTTAGCAAGCTCTGTACCCACCTTGGTCATGTCTACGGCAGATCCCGCTAATGTCTCACCTGTAAGTAAAGTTCTTTCTGGAACAACTGCCACTTTTTGAGCAGTATCTATCTGTGGAACTTTCTCTCTAGCAGCAGTTAAAGCAGTAGTCCACAATTCTTCAGCAGCAACTGTAGCATCTGCAGTTAATGTACCAGTTGCAGAAGAAACTTTATCAAGTTCAGTTTTTAAAGGAGTAGCAGCAGTAGTTGCTGACATTGTAACTGCTGGTGTTGTTGTAGGAACACTTGCTAATGTAGCAGCAGCAGGAGTAGTTCCTGTAATAGTTTCTACAGTTCCAGCTCTTTCGTCTGTGCCAATCTTTTGAGCTTCAGTAGAACCAATAGTTGCAATTGTTGCTACCTGAGCAGCATCAGCAGCTTGAGGAACACCTGTTGCTGAATAAGTTACAGGCGAGCTAGTCTGTGTTGCAGCGGTTCTTGTAGCTATAGCTGCTGCTTGCTCTGCTGGAGATAGGGTTACACCCGGTGCTCTTGTAGTGCCGGGGATTGTTGTAAGGGGAGCTGTTGTTATTGGTCTAGTTGTTATTGGTGCTGTAGTTATTGGCCTAGTTGTAATAGGTAATGTAGTAGGAGGTACAGTGGTAACAGGTCTAGTTGTTATGGGTAATGTAGTTCCCGGAACTGTTGTTCGTGGTACAGTTGTAGTTGGTGCTGGTGTAGTTGTTACTGGCGGTGCTGTAGTGGGTGGTGCTGTTACTGTAGGAGGTTTGTATGCTACACCAGTAGGAGGAGTTCTTCCCTCATTAAAACCATAATTATTATAGTGGAAGGCAGCATAGTCAGCCGCAGACATGCCATATGTGTTAGCCTCAAATTCATCAGCAACATCTGAATTATTTGCAAAATATTGATTTGCTGGAGCTGTTTCATATCTAGATGAAATATCAACAGCAGTAGCTTCATTAGCACCAATAGCCCTAGCAAACTGCTCAGGACTAACACCCTCTTGAAGCATGAGTTCTTTAATCTGAACATCACTTAATGCTTGGTTTGCGGGGTTGCTCCACCAAGAAGCTATTTGGTCATCTGTATATTTTGGGGCTTCTGTAGTTACATATCCTCCAGCCGGATAGCCTCTGGGCTTCATCTTAACCAGCCCACCATTAGCCATACGCTGAGAAAACTTACCAGTGATGGAAGCATACTTAGCTTCTAGCGAAGGAGAAGACGCTAGGAACTCATCAAAGCCCTGCATAGGTCCGTCATAGCCAAGCTTTCTAGCTACGACTTCTTTTTGCTGTGATGTAAAATCTTTCATATGTTTCTTGGTTTCTCTATTGCTTCAGTTAAATAAGCAAGCATATCTCTGTTATCTCTAAGTAGTGCTAACACTCCTACAGCTAAACAATACACTTGTCTCTCTGACAGTTTTAATTGGAAGCAGTCGTCTATAGCGTGTATACATTCATGTAACAATGTATCTGCCTCCGCTAAGGGGTGCTGACCAGACTTAATTTTAATTGCATAATCGTCATAGTTGTACTCTCCTAGTTGTTCTGGGAATACATCTACAACTCTAATCGGCACTTCTCTGCCAATAATACTTAGAGAAGCTGGTAACATTATATACCTTTAAGCCTTGTCATACCACAAATAGCTGGTCTAGTCAACCACCTAATACATGTAAGGCATGTTCAATATGCTTCTTACGATCTTCAAGTCCGATAGTACCACCATTGATACGCTTTGTCATAGTGAGGATGTCACCACTATCAGCATACTGGTTGAGCCTGTGAGTCTGCCAGAACCACCCGGCAGTCTGGGCAGCATACATAGGTGTACGCACCAGCTCAGGCTGCATAATGAAATCAACTCCCAAGGCTTGTCCAGCGTGGTAGAAATTATTCATGCCAGTTAGCTGTAAAAAGCCGGAGCCACGGAACCTGAATCCATCCCCTGATGCTTCGTCCCTGTTGCCCATACGATTGCCATAGATTCTATTAGCAATCTTCTGTGGCTGCTTCTCATAGGCAGCAGCACTTTCTGGTGTAAATCCCCAAGCTCTCTTAGGAGTTTGAGGAAACAGCTTAAGCAGGGTGGGTGCTCTGTAGTTTAAGTTCTCTTCCATGATGCGGAAGTTGCCACACTCATGCCCACATTGACCGATCCATGAAGCCTGTTGTGCTGGTGTAACAATACCAAACCTCTCAAAGGTTTCATTAAAAGGATCTACTAAAGCAGTATCAATTTTAAGTTGTCTTAGTTGTTCAGCGTTTACCATTAACCAGCTCCCTCATTTCGTTGTAGGCTGCGACACAGGCTGTGTGTTTGACGATGGCTTTGTCTCCTTCGGCAACGATGTCGATAAGAGTGTTAATAGTCTGTCGCTCAAGTTCGCTTGCATCGGCTCTGCTATCTCCTGTGGCAGGGGTGGAACCTGTGCTGGTTTGTACACAACTGGTGGTGGGGAGGCGCAACCTGCCAGTGTTAGCAAGCTCACGCATAGCAGACTGTTTGTTAGATATTTCATTCTTTGCCTTTCTTAATGCTGTTTCTTTATCAGCAAGCTTAGTAGTCATGTTCTTCTCTAGCTCACGGGCTTCTTCATTCTTCTTAGCTATCTCTGCTTGCATATCAGCATCACGCTCAAGCCAGCCATAGTGATGACCAGTTTGATATGTACCAAATAGTGCAACTATTGCACCAATGATTAGCCAAGGAAGTGGTATGGGAAACATCAATCCACCTCTTTTCTAGCTGCTGCTATCTCTTCTCTATCTTCGTCAGGCTCCATGTGTTCTGGAGGGGTTGTTGGTGGTGGACCGGGAGTCCAGCTTTCATCCAGCTCTGGGTTCTTCCACACAGGCATAGCACCGAAAGGCTGGCTAGGAAGGCCATAGGCAGACTGTGGGGAGGCGTAGCTGCTGTTAGGCATACCATAGCCACCACCACCGCCATATCCATTACCACAGCCCTGCATTGGAGGCTGTGGTCTGAAAGCATTCTGTGCTGAATTAACAGCCCTCTTACCTACAATGCCACCAATACCACCCACAATAAGTAATACTATATCATTAAGCATCTTGGTATATGCTTGGTCAATTGGAGCCATGCTCTTGATTGGTTGTGTTACAAAAGTAACAGAATATAGTAAGGCAAACACAATGCCAAATAGGATGACTGTGATTGCAACAACCACAAATCCCCAAACTCTAACTTCAAACTCTTCAGTTGTTAGCTTTGGTTTGGGCTGGCTTGGTGTCATCATTTTTGTTAGCAGTTCTATCAATTTGTTTCTCCAAGATGGGGGCTACTAAATACTCAGGGCATGTCTGTGTGAATTGACATCTAGGTTTCTGGCATGGCTCAGCATGAAAGTTGTCAGGGTTTTGACAGAAGTATCTGTACCTATCCTCACAACCAGTGAGCAGCAATAACAATAACAAATATTTCATACCATTACATCCACAGAATTTGCTTTAACCCACTGAGCTTTAATAGTTTCTTGAGTTTGACGTTCTAGTTTCTGAAGGTCTTTAAGATGTTGTTGATGAAGTACCCTCTGGTATTCACGCAACATGTTTGCATTATGTTGATAAGGTGTTACTTTCATAAGCCAACCTTTCCTAATAACAAGTTCACAATCTTGTCAGACAAATCATCAGGCAAGAACTTCAGGAAGCCTAAGAAGTACAGAGCCACACACCCATAGACAAATATTTTTATACATAAGTCGAAGGTCTTCTGATATTCGTTCACGATGTTCTCTCAATGTTCACCGCCCACACCTTCTAGTGGCTTCACAGAACTCCATCAACTCATAAATACCAATTCCAACCAAGAACAAAACAAAAGCACAACCACCAAGAATAATTCCTAGTTCATTCATCTCTTGTTCTTTTTGTTTAGCCTTCTTCTCTGCTCTCTCTAAAGAGCGAAGCTCTCTTGCATCATCAACATCCATTTGTTCTTGACGGGCTTTAATCTTATTCCAAACATCAATCTTGCCTGTTGTCATGAAGAGCATCTTCAGCTCTTCCTCAAAAGCTCTGGCTTGTTCAAGTGCCATCTCAATCTGAAGAGCAGTTCCCATGTTGGAACCTTTACCCTTCTTCGTTTCAATCAGAGCTTTAGTGGCAGTTGATTTAGCGTCAAATAACTTTCCAATCATTGGGGCTAAAGACCCAAGATCAGATGCCACAGCACTGGCCTTCTTGACCATGCTGATAGCACTCTGTATGCCAGCTAGGGCGGTGATAGGATCAATCATCGCTCAACCTTTTTCCATTCAATGCATACAACTTTTCTGTTATACACATCTCCAGTCCATGTCCATCGGACACATCTATATTTCTCCTCTTTGGACCCGATAGGGAAAGATATTAATAATAAAAGTATTACTGATGCAGCTTGTTTTCTATAGCCAGCCATATAGCCCCACAGAAAGCACCAATAATTAAGATGGGCTTCACTGCTCTAGCAAGCCATTCAAGAACAACAAAAGCACCAGAAGCAGCATTGAATGCTGTCACCACTGCTTGTGTGTTCTTATCTAAGTTATCAACCTTAGCTTCAACAGCGCACAGACGCTCATAAATCTGTGTGTGTGTTACTTCATCAGCCATGATTATGCAGAAGCGGCTTGCAATGGTGCAAGGTTTTCTGTTGTCCAAAAGTCTTTAGCCAACATGATTGTCAGATGCTCTTTGTTGCGTGACAAGCAATCAGCCCAGTCTTCGGCAGTCATGAGTTCTGGTTTACCTGCATTGATCAGGTTTACTGAGTCCATTGCTGCACTGTAGTGCTTAGCAATTTGTTCTGCTGTGAGAGTTTGAGTTTCGATAGTCATTTTAGTTTCCTTTAAGTTTAAAGATTAGCGGCATCCAAACGTGCCTTGAGTGATTCAATGATTGCTTGTTGTTCTTGGATAGCCGCAGTCAATGTAGCCACCAAGAATGATGTATCAATGCCTTGGTAATTAGGACTGCCATCAGCATCTACTGCATCTTTTTGACCTGTTACGCATTGAGGCACAACTTCAGCAAGTTCGTGGGCGATAAAACCCTGCCCGTTTGAGCCATCAACATTCCACTTGTATGTGCAAGGCTTGAGCAATGCTACTTTAGCCAATGCACCTGTCATTGGTGCAATGGTGTTCTTCAGGCGGTAGTCAGATGAAGTGTTAAAAGAAGTACTAGTGTTGGCATAACTTATAGAACCAACTATACCTGCATTATTGTAAAAAGTTAGAGGAAAACTACTATTAGCCGTGTCTGCTCTATTAAATGATATTTCGGCTGCACCTTCAGTAACATTTGGTCTAATAAAAACTCCACCATTACCTAATCTGGCAAAACAACCAATGCCAATATAACCACTATTGTCACTAATTAGTCTAGCGTTACCATCTCCATCAGACAGCACGATGTAGTTACCTGCTGTGCGAATGTCTAAGCCACCTTGGTTGCCACTGTATGAGCCAATGATGGTGTTCTTGGAGCCAGTAGTCATCGCCCTACCACTGCCCGTTCCATAAAAGGAATTTCCGCTTCCAGTGGTAACAAGTTCACCACAAGCACCCCAAACTCCAGACCAATCATTTCCAACAAATGTATTTGCAAGACCTGTGGTTACACTGACACCAGTGCCATACCCAATACCAATATTTGACGTTCCAGTAGTATTGCTACGAAGTGCGCTTTTTCCTAGTGCAACGTTTCTAGCACCAGTGGTATTGGAGAGAAGTGCTTCATGTCCTAATGCAACTAAATAATTGCCAGTAGTATTACTGTTCCCCGCCTGATAACCTACAGCCGTGTTGTCTGAGGCTGTGGTACTGTTTGGTAAAGATTGAAAACCAACCGAAGTATTGTTTGACCCAGTGCTATTTGTAATAAGTGCCTGCAATCCAACCGCAGTATTGCTACCTCCTGTGGTATTTGTCCCTAACGCTTCTGCACCCAGTGCAGTATTGTAATTTCCTGTGGTGTTAGCATCTAGCGTTGTCCACCCAAGAGCCGTATTTCTGTCCCCCGTTGTATTAGCATAAGCCGCCTGATAACCTACGGCAGTGTTGCTATTTGCTGTGGTGTTAGTTGCAAGGGCTTGATAACCTATAGCTATGTTGTAGCTACCACTTGTGTTTGCCTCCATAGCAGACATACCAATAGAAATGTTTCTAACACCTGTATTGTTGCTGTACAAAGATGTGTAGCCTAACGCAACATTTCGCTCACCAGTGGTCATGCTATAAGCAGAACGCTCACCAACAACAGTGTTGTATGAGCCTGTGGTTGCTGAATACAACGCTAGATAGCCAAGTGCAGTTTGCCCTGTTCCCGTTGTATTAGCATACCCCGCATGATAACCAACTGCCGTATTGTTTGATGCTGTAGTGCTGTTGAGGAGTGCTTGAAACCCCATGGCTGTGTTATTGTTACCTGTGGTGTTGCCCTCAAGTGCTCCCAACCCATTGGCTGTGTTCTGTACGCCTGTGGTGTTGAAGTAGAGTGCGCCATGCCCACTGGCTGTGTTGTAGTTGCCTGTGGTGTTGGCTTGTAATGCTAATGCACCCAATGCCGTGTTGTTAATGGCTGTGGTGTTGGCTTTAAGTGCCTGATAACCAACAGCGGTGTTAGCAGATGCTGTGGTGTTGTTGGAAAGTGCATTAGCACCAACTGCTACGTTGTTTGAACCAGTCGTGTTTAAATAACCAGCGGCAAAACCTGATGCGGCAGACTCAGAACCAATAAATACGTTGGCATTACCAGTTGTATTGCTGTAACCAGCGTATTTACCAAGAGCCGTGTTGTTATTGGCATTGTTGGTATACAAAGCACCATAACCAATAGCCGTAATGTTTGCGCCTGTTGAGTTTGTATATGCAGATTGATACCCAACAGCGGTGTTGGAATTTGCTGTGGTGTTGGCTTGTAAAGATTGTGAACCAATGGCAGTATTGCTTGAGCCAGTGGTGTTTGTGTACATTGCATTACTTCCAACTGCAAGGTTATCGCTTCCAGTTGTATTGACTCTTAAAGAAACATCTCCAAAAGCGGCATTTCTTACGCCCGTGGTGTTGGCATTTAATGATGTGTGACCAACAGCAGTGTTTTGCGAACCTGTAGTATTTGCATTTAAAGACGCATAACCAACGGCAGTTATAAATGCGCCAGTTGTATTATAGTAAGCCGCCCCAGACCCTACCGCAGTGTTGTTGGAGGCTGTTGTATTTGAAGATAAAGCATCTCCACCAATAGCCACATTGCCTGAGCCTGTGGTGTTTGAAGCAAGCGCAGTGTTGTTACCACCTTGCCCGATAGCTACGTTGTAACTACCAGTAGTGTTTAGACGAAGTGTGTTTAAACCAACGGCAATGTTTGCCGCACCAGTTGTGTTGCTATACAAAGCCCCATAACCAAAAGCAGTTACGCCACCAGTTGTATTACTATACCCTGCCTGATAACCAACAGCTACGTTGTTAGCGGCTGTGGTGTTAGAGTAGAGTGCTTGCGAACCCAAACCAGTGTTATATGAACCTGTAGATGCAATTCCATTTGGCCCAGTGGCATATCCAACATATGTGTTTTCTACGCCCGTGCTTACTTCAAAACCTGTATACATCCCTAAAAATGTGTTTTTATTGCCCGTAGTGTTGTTAAACCCCGCCTGATAACCTACGCTTGTATTTCTACCAGTGCCACTATTGCTTGCTTGCAAAGCACTAACACCCACCGCAGTATTGGTAGCCAAAGCACCTGCACCAAGACCAACAGTTAAACCTTGAACAACTGCACCACCAGTTAAGGTGGATACACCAGTTACTCCAAGAGTTGTAGATGCTGTAAGTGAAGTGAACGCACCAGTAGTAGCTGTAGTAGCACCCACAGTGCCGTTGATGTTAATAGAGGCTGTACCAGTTAAATTTGTTACAGTACCACTAGAGGGAGTACCCAACTGAGGGGTTGTTAATATTGGGCTTGTAAGAGTTTTGTTTGTCAGGGTTTCAGTGCCTGTCAAAGTAGCAAAGCTACCAGCAGTCAAAGCTGCCTGAGTCCATGCTGAGCCAGTCCACAAATACAACTCATTGCTTGTGCTGTTCCAATACAATGCACCAACTAAAAGAGTATTGCCATCATTGTCAACAGAAGGAGCAGAAGCTTTGCTTCCTAAGTAACGATCATCAAAACTGTCATAACTAGCAGCAGCATTTGTAGCTGATGTAGAAGCAGCAGAGGCAGAGCTAGAAGCATTAGATGCTGATGTAGAAGCATTGCTTGCACTAGTGGCAGCATTAGAAGCAGAGGTGGCTGCAGCAGAAGCTGAAGCAGCAGCAGCAGTGGCAGAGCCTAAGATGCCATCAACATACAATTTAGTTGTAGCATCAGCATTATCTGTTGGAGTACCCAAGCCTGTAATCTTGGAAGTACCCATCGCAATGGCTCCAGACATTGTGCCACCTGATAAGTTCAGCTTCAATGCATCGGCAGTGTCTACATAGGTTTTAGTAGCAGCATCTTGATTTGCTGTGGGATTGCCAAGACCTGTAATCTTAGAAGTACCCATAGCGATAGCACCACTCATAGTGCCACCAGCAAGATCTAGTTTTAATGCATCTGCTGTATCAACATAAGTTTTAGTAGCTGCATCTTGTGCAAGAGTTGGATTTCCTAAACCAGTAATTTTACTAGTACCCATTGCAATAGCACCACTCATAGTGCCACCAGCAAGTGCTAGTTTAGTTGCAATGGAGTTGGTAACTGTGGTGGCAAAGTTGGCATCATCACCTAAAGCAGCAGCAAGTTCATCCAGAGTGTCTAACGCTCCGGGAGCAGCAGCTACTAAGTTGCTGATAGATGTATCAACATAAGTTTTAGTGGCAGCATCTTGTGCAAGAGTTGGGTCACCTAGTCCAGTGATCTTGCTAGTACCCATAGCTATGACACCAGACATTGTGCCACCAGACAGATTAAGCTTAAGAGCATCTGCTGTGTCAACATAGCCTTTGGTAGCTGCATCGCCAGAGTTTGTAGGAGAAGTTAAGTTGGTGATGGTGGCAGCAGTGCCAGCATCCATGTTCAAACCACCATTGATGGTGACATCATTGAATGTTGATGTGCCTGTAGAGGCTGTAACATTACCTGTTAAGTTTCCTGTAACATTACCAACAACAGCACCAGTGTGTGTTCCTGCAGTGTTACCAGTGACAGCACCAGTAAGACTACCAACAAAGCCAGTGGTGGCTGTAACTGTAGTGCCTGTGATGGCTAAAGCAGAAGAGCCACCAATCACAGCACCATCAATAGTACCTGCATTGATGTCAGCAGTGGCTGCAACTAAAGAGGTGTTGGCAGTGAGGGCAGTGAATGTACCAGCAGCAGCGGTGCTTGCACCAATCACAGCAGCATCAACTGTTCCACCATTAATGTCAGCAGTGTCAGCAACTAAGCTGTCAATGTTGGCTGTGCCATCAATGTGTAAGTCTTTAAATTCTAAGGAGCTAGTGCCTAAGTCAATGTCATTATCTGTTACTGGAACAATAGCACCATCTTGAAAGCGTACCTGCTCAACAGCAGCAGCAGCTACTTCAACAAACACACCATGTCTATTATTACTAGTGTCTGTAGCAATCTTGTTTAATAAGTCAGCATCTCCAATAACAGGAACAGGATGACCCTCAGCAGCAGTGCCATCATGTCTATGACCAGCAGCAGTAGCAAAAGCATCACGCAGAGCATTAAGCTCATTGTTAATTGGAGCTGCACGAACTACACCCGTTGGTACAATATCAGCAGCCGACTGTCTTACATAACCTGCCATTTAGTTTCCCCTTAGCGTCTGTCATTCATCGAATAATTCAAGACCAAGCCCTGAATTGTGTGACTAGCATTCTGATCATTAGTCACATATTTGAAAGCAATGGAGAATCCAGAGCCTTCAATGTTTGTTTTCTCTACTGGTGATGGATTACCATCGTAAATTGCTGAAGCATCATAGATGGCTTCATTGTAATAAGCAGCAGCACCAGTTGTTAAAATGTTATAGTTGGCTGGATTGAAGACATTAACAGAGTCATCAAAGTCATACGACACACCCATCACAATACTAGTCGATCCCTCACTACGCAAGAATGTAGAGATGTTATAGAAGTTTTTACGGATTGAAGGATCTTGAAAATAGTAGAAAGGTGTTTGGTAAACACTCAGGATTTCTGTACTATTAAAAGAACTTCCTGTCTCTTGTTTATACACCTTACCAGTAGAGTCCCCATGAATAACAATCTCATCTACACCAACATATCCACTAGAAGCACATGTAGCTGGAAAGCCAAAAAGCTGACTATACTCAAAAGACACACCACCTTCGCTGGCCCTAAGACCACCTAACAAACCAAAGGTTCCTTCGGCTGGTAAGAACAATCTAAACTGTGACTTCTTACGAAGCACTACAGAGCTTAGTGTTTCTGGATCAATAGAACCAGCTACAAGTTCTTGTAAGATTGATGTAATGGTGAATTGAATTTGTTTTGAAATTGTTTCCAATTCCACATCACCAATCTTACTTGTTCCAGCCACTGGTCTAAAACCATCAGGACCAAGGAACACTAAACTGCCACCCAGTTCTATCACACTATCTGGAACAACACAACCTAAATTTGTTGTCACTTCACCAACCACAAAGTCAGCAATGTTAGTTCCTGTCAAACTCTTAATGGCATTCTTACCAAAGATGTACAACGTATCTCTAAACTGTTTAATCTGAACAATTTCAAAACCTACATTGATAACAGCAGCACCATTTGCTGGATTAAAGTTTGTCTCTGCCAAAGGAGAAGAAATATATAAGTTGTAAGGATCTGTTGTATCACCAGCTAAGAACAAATGATTCTTAAAGGCAGCAGAATACTTAGGACTATTAGGAGCATTAGCATCTGTAATTTGTGTATAGGTAGTTCCATCATACACAGCAGCCGGATTGATTCCATCAGTTAATGCAATCTTAGGAGCACCCCAATTAAATCTAGTAAACCTAACCTTCTTAACTCCCACCATTGTAACACCTGCTGGAGTTGTAATGGCTGACCAAGTGGAAGAAGAAGCTACCCACTTATAAAAGTAATTTGTACCAGCAGAGGGTTTGCGACAAGCAAAGATGCCATCATTTAAACTCTCTGAAACCATAACACCAAGTACACTACCTGTGCCAGTTACAGTTCCATAACTATTAGCATATCCACTAATCCGTCTATAGCCGCCAGTAATAGCTGGCTCATAATTAATTAGCTGTGTGGCTGACCCTTGATATATCTCACCTTGAGATAGTACATCCCTATTGGTGTTCATTCCACCAATACATGTAACCTTAAAGCCACTAATTCTGTCTGCCATTAAAACACTCTTGGATTAAAGGAAGGCTTAACAATCATTGTTGAACGCATATACAAAGGCTCATCTAACAAAAGCCTACGCATTGTTCTGATACCTGTCTCAAACTTTTCTTTATACATTGTTGCTCCCTGTTCATTAGATCTGAACATAAGCATGTAGAACATAGCACCATCAAGCAACACACCATTAAACCTATCAGGAATAATAGCTACGTCTGTATCAGCAGACAGGGCAGCAGGAAAAGACCAATACTTATACTCAATCTCATAAGCCTGATCGGGTTTTGGAGTCACACCAAACTTAGCTTCTTGTGTTTGATAAACAGCAATAGAAGGACCACGGCCTCCAGTGCCATTTACATCTTCACCGGGACGATAGTTGTCTAAGTAGTCAACATATGTAAGAACAGGTAAACGAGCCGGATCATTATTTGCTGCTGTTAGCTGCTTGAGATAGAAACTTTCCCAATCAACACTAGACAAATCAGCGGGGAAGGAATATGTTCCCGTACCCGCTGTCATTGTTTGTGTATAAGTAGTAAGAGCAAAGGGCCATTCTTGAGCACCATGCATCAATTCTCTAATAGATGAATTGATAGCATTCTTGGCTAGAGCTTGAATGTTTCTAGCTCCAGCGAATTCGGTGGTGTCTAAAACAACCTCCCCCATTCTTCGCAGCAATTCATTTGTTAAAGAAATAAATGTAGACATAATTTTTAAACAATAAAAGGGAGAGGCGGTTAAGCCCCTCCCAGTATTAACTAGCTATTAGGCCAGTTGCTCACGGTCAACGGAAGCACGAGCTGGGCGACCATCAACATTCATCAAGACAGCCCACACACGCAACTCACCAGAGGTGGGAGCAGTAGTAGCAGCTTGGATGAGCAAGTCGATAGTGTCAGCAGTAGCAATCACTACTGGCTGGAAAGCAGCAGCGTTCTGGGCATAAGCACCAGCAGCAGCAGCATCACCATCAAAGCCATCAACGAATACGTCAGCGTCTACACCAGTAACACCCAAGTCAAGAGCTGTATCGTTTGACTCACCACCCAAAACGGTGATAACTTCAAAACCAGCATTCAAGATGAGGGTGTTGGCGGGAACATTGATACACTCAATAACGTCAGCAGCAGCCAAGGCAGAACCTTTAGCTGTAGCTGCGGCAGCGAAGTCAATAGTAACATCGACCAAGTAAGGGATAGCACCAGCGGTGCGACCAGCGGAGGCTGAACCAGCCAAAGTTGTAACAGTTGCCATTATCGTTCTCCTTAAGCAGCGTTGTATTTAGCAGTGACGATGCCTTCAGGACGCAAGATTTTGCGACCATAAAGATGCATACCACGCACGATGTCAGCGAAGCTGTCTGGATCACGATATGTCTCGGTCTTAGTGATTTGCTGAGCAGTTGCAACAGCAGAGTCATGACCAGCAACAATCACACCAAAGTCAGTGTTTTGGTTTGCAGTACCTGCAGTACCAGCACCAGTACCAACTTTAGGTAGGTTGTTAGAAACATATACACGGAAGCCATGCAAGTTGTTAATGACCAAGCCGTTCTGCAAACCAGAACCACCAAAGTCACCATTCAACAAACGGCTGTCTTCGTCCTTCAGCATTTCGATGAAGATAGGATCAACCACCAACCAACGACCACCAGAGTCAACAAACTGTTGATCCAGCAAGCGACCCATACGAGCAATCACCATCAAAGGAGATGCTGTAGCGGTAGGCAAAGCTGTTGCACCGGGCAGACGGGGAGTCAAAGGAATGGAATGCTCACCAGCAGAGGAAGTGGTGATGTTACCAAAGCTACCTTTTTTCAGCTTCATAGTAGCCAACAACTCATCAGCACCAGCGGCAGTAACTGCCTTAGTACCAGCGGCTGCTGTACGAGCTGTATCAGGATTCACATGCTTTGCAGACTGTGAGAAACCAGACAAGTAACCCAAGACATCTTGGTCATACTGATCACGCAAACGATACGCTGCACGATCAGAAGCCATCTGCATGAAGTTCACATGTGAGTGAGCTGCTTCGATGTCATCAATCTTGAAAGCGTAGTAGTTAGCTTGGTCAACAACCAAGGTGAAGTCTTCATCATTCAGATCTTGAGCAGTGATTTGTGTACCACGAGCATAGCTCTGTACAGACACTTCAGGTTCTTTAATGATTTTGACACTGTCGCCCATGTTTGCGATTTCACCAAAGTAATCATTATTGGTGATGTCTTCAACAGTAGACGCTTTACGGAATGCAAGTTGAACTTGCTTTGAATAGATTACGGGGCTAAAATTACCATTAGGTAAATTGCCGTAACCTGCAGCACTTGGAAAAGCCATTTTAATATCCTCCTAGATATGTGTTAGGCATATAATTAAATACGCTGAACATCACCACAGAGGCTGTATTTGATGGGTGTGTATAGAACAGGGATGCCTCCACTTGTCTATACAGGCCAACAAACTTCAGGTTGTTCTGACAGTTTATTGTTTGCGTGACAGATAACTCTATGGGGTAGGGTAGCTAGCATTGTTACGGCCCATAGGAGCAAGACTAGATACCTAGTCCTGCTTAAAGTTATACCAGTTGTTTCAGATTTGTCAATACTTAACGAGCACTTCCGCTAACATCGTATACAAACTTACCTGATTGTAATGCTTTAGCAATAGCTTCTTGGTTCTTTTCATACTCAAAGGTAGACATTTTACTTACCTCTGACTCATAAAAGACACCGTCTTTACTCTCACCTGTAGGTGCAGAACGACTACCACGGGTGTTTACGCTTTCAGCAGCACCCTTATCTGAGGTGGTTTTCTTAGTCTTAATACCTTTATCGGCTTTGTATAAGTCGATGGCACGGGCAGCAGACACGGCATCACTCTCATTATCATACAAAGCATCTTGAATCCATTTAGGTTGTTCTTCAACCCAGCTATGGAATGCATCATCATCACGGATAC